CGATAGTTTGAGCGATCGGGCGGCAGGTGCTTAACGGGCGGGGTAAAAAACGTTATAATCCCGCCGCTTCGCTCCCTTAGTTAAATGGACTACCTGAGTGAATTTTGCAACACAATGAATTTGCTAGCTTTAAATTCATTCTACCCATTTATTATGTACTCGAATGTGTACACAATTTCTGTATAGCATTCCATTACAGGACCGGTTTTCGAGACCGTCCTTATGCCTATATTGAACAGGCAGTTAACCGAATTTCTGAGAAAAATACGTGCTGTTTTGTTGCAACAAAACCATGTACTTAGATCATACCAATCTTTCTTTTTCTCAAACTATACTGGCCCTTCCTCCCTTTCCAGCACAATGATCGTATGGGTAAGAACACCGTGAACCGTCACGCCATCCAGTGCCTCCCCTTCTATCGCTTCGCCTTCTTCAGTGATGAGAGCACCAGCCATCACTTTTGCAAAACAACTGCCGCCGTCGAACGTCGCGAGGACAGTATCACCCTCTGCAGGTCGGTACGATTTGTCTATCACGGCATAGCCCGCAGCAGTTTCGATAATGAGGCTGTTTCCTGTTATGTTGCAGATACCGTCAATAGTTAGCCGATCCTCAATGAAGTCGGCTGCGGGGCTCGGAAATCCCATTATCTGATCCTCCCCATATTCCTGAGTATCCAGTACCTGTCGTCAGTCTCTGTCGTTGTTTTATCAACGAATTCTGGCTGCTCCCGCTCTATCCAAGTGTTGGCGTCAGCGCGGGTAAAATGCCAGTTAACTTCTGCTAACTGATGCACAAAATCGCTGGTTCTCAGGCACTGAAACCCTTTCGGGTTTAGCTGCACAGCCGCACAAAATGCGGCCTTGATGTCATATGTGCGGGCCATGATCCTCACCCCCGTATACTGTTTTTATATACAGTAGTTTTGTTTTAAGTTGAGGTCAATAGTGGCTGCGGCTATCAATTTCCGTGACAGCCGCAACTCGTTGTTAAACCTCCGCCCAGCACTGCCCGCTGTACGCCGGGAGCACAAACGTTACCGAGCTACCTGATTTGCTGGAGAGTCGATCCCCTGCGTGTGTCAAATCGTAATGCCTTCCAGCAAACGTTTTTGTCACACTCAGGGTGACGCTAATTTCAGCCACTCCACTGTTTCGGTTGACGATAAACAGTCGCAATTTTCCCCCAGACATGAATGCAGATATACCGATTCCTGCTGTAGAAATTACTGGCTGTCCTCCGACACGAATTGAGCCTACAGGCAGGTTGTCGGCAATGAGACGGTACGCGTTATAATTCCACGCATTTTCGCCGAAATTTCCATAACCAATGCAATCCTCATTCCCTGTCTCGCCAGGGGCAACACCGTACTGCTGAGGTAAATTGCAGCGCATAATTGCGTAGCCATCAGTATTTGACGTATAGCTGCTATTCTCACCCAGTTGTTTGCAGACGTGGATAATCGGCATAACAACCTCAGCGCCGCCGAACGTCAGATTGTGGAGGTCGCGCAGCATGTTGTTCGCGCATTTCCATGCGTTGCTGCTGTTTTGCGGCCTCATATACTCAGTTTCATTTACGAATACGTTTTTTTTGTTTCCTTTCTGATTAATAAAAGTTGAAGACTTCAGCCAGTCTGCGTCTGTGGCTATTGCCGTGATGTTGTGATGACTATAACCCCATATTTTATCTGCATGAGCAGCAATAAATGTCTGCCCGATATGCCAGTCATTGTCTGATGCAACATGTAACAGCGCGGTATTCTGTTGCCCATTCCATTCGGCAATAACAGTGCTCGCGGCAATTTTTGGCTGTAGAGCAGAGAGTAGATCGCTGTAAACCAAATCCGTATACCAGCATGTTCCATACAGCTCAGTTCCATACTGCGGCTCGTTCTGCAACGCATACATTCTAACGGGACCTATGTTCTGGTGCAGATATTCGAAATCATTGAGCATCGCGTCAGACATCGCCTGAATCTGCGATGCGTACTGTGCCGGATCACTATTCCGAATGCTGTCCAGAGATGTGCTGCGGCTATATGTTCCTCCTGCCCACGGTTTATTCACGCTCGACGACGTTCCTGCATATTTACCGTTTGTGGTCCAGTACGGCGCTGGACACCAGTATTCAGGAGCCAGCCCTCCGCCTGCCTCTGCGATATTAGATATTAGACGTTTCAACGCGGCATTTTGTCCAGGATAACGCTCGCCGATATTTTTAGCCAGACCTGTCGCTGCATCAATGTTGCGAAAACCTCTATATGCAAATCCGATCGGCAGGCGAACGTAGTAAATGCCGTATCCGTTTCCTGGAAACATCATGCTGCGCAGGCGACTCTGCTCGGAGAGAGTCAGCGATTGCGGAAATCCCCACAACTCGGTTGCGCTGTCAGTTGCAGGTTCAGTACCGCCGATAAATGAGTCAGGCTGGATCTCAATATAACCGCCTCGATACGTTTGCCCTCTCTGATTCATGTCCAGGGTAATATTTGTGCTGATTGTCGCATCTGATGCGGGAGGCTCAAGTTGTGATGACCCAGAGGCACTACCGGCAATAGCAATAATGTCCTGACGGGAATACATCCGGCGCTCTGTCGCAGACCACCATGCGGCATATGCTGACATACGCAGTCGAAATACGTCGTTGTAACGTCGGATAGCGTTCGCCAATGTCAGCATCTGTTTTGCATTGAGAGACGATCCAACCCACGCCGCTGCAAGAGCCCCGTCAAACATGTGATAGCTGGACGTGTTCTGGGAGCAACCGAGCAGAATATTAGACGCCGGGAGTTTTGTCGCTGCTGTAGCAGCAGAGCCGAGCAGTTGACCCTCGCGGTAAACCGAAACGCCTCCATTAAGTCGCGACGCACCATACACGGCATTCTCGACAGGATAATCGCCCACAATGTAAGCGGTAGCCTGATTGAGGCGAACGGTCATTTTACTGTCCGCTGCTGCACTCGGGCGCGGCGCAAGACTGATGCCGTCAGCCCCATTAAACGCCCCCATGATGTGTCCGGTTGCCGTCATGCCTGTGGGCGGGAACAGTAGTGCACCGAATGACGCATCTTCAAGTGCTAATTTACCGGCTGATGCTGCAGGATTAAAACCTGTATCCAGGTACGTTAGCCCTGCGCGAGAGAATGTCCATCCTCCTGTTTGGTTCCACGATGGCGGGGAATTGGTATTCAGGTTGTATGCGTTCTGTATGACGTTGAGCAGAGAATCAGCATAGCTCGTATTGATACCCAGCCACAGCCCATCGAGACGCTCCCAAATGCTCGCATTTTTCAGCAGGTAAATAAGTTGGTTCAATGCTATTTTCTGAAGACCTGCAGGTTTGACGGACATTCTGGATATCAACGCAGTAGTTTCAGGCTGAGTATCCTCTGGAATAATTGATGGCTCGTAAACAATGCCGGTGGACTCGTCAACAGCGCGAACGTCCAGCGAGCTAACAGATAATTTCATTATATCTCTGTACGAATCGTACGAAACAACAGCATTTGCCAGCAGTACAGTTTTTTTGTCCACAACCTCTGTTGAAATTTCAGTGACGTCTGCAGGTTTTATCAGCGAGTATGGCATTTGTACCCATGCGCCAGCAGGAACAGTCGAGGCTCTGAATCCTGAGATATAACGCTGAATAGCATCATTGAGAGAAAACATATCGGCATCAGTTAGGCCTGCCGCAATAAACGCAGCACAGATATTTGAACTGGTGTACCATCCGTTTTCAGCGCGCGCCCTTCCGATATTAACCGTTGCATTAATAAGAGATAGTGGCGCTGAGTCACCTGAATTTATTACTCTACCGCCAGCGTAGAGCGTTGATTTATTGCTTGGCAATCTTGATGCAGAAAATAACGACGTACCAGTTGGATCAATAGGCCCAGAAAGCAGCGCATTATTATTGATTCGTGCGTTGAGTTTATTATCTGTTCTGGATATTGTCAGTCCATTTGCGCCGTCGTATGCCCCCATAAAAACGCCCTGATTTTCAGCCCCGGCAACTAAGACACCAAATGCAGCACTGCTTTTTGAGTAATTCCCCCCGAACGAAGATGGATTGAAGCCAGTATCAAGCCAACTATCTCCAAAAAATGTCCAGCCAGCAACTGGATTATAATTAATTGTACCATTCTCGGTCAGTGGGAGTGAGCTGCTAACAACGTTTAGTCTGGCATCAGCCCTGCTCGTATTAATGCCGATCCATAAACCATCAAATTTCGATAGGATTCCTGACTGCTTCAAATCGTAGAAAAGGCGGTTTAACGCATTCCTTTGAATATCATTTGGTAGAACTGTCATTCTCGCCTGCAACGTGGTTGTTTCCTGCTGCTGCCCGACAATAGTTTTGTCCCACGAGTAATAATTCCCTGTTGAGCTATCCACGGCCAGATTATGATTATCAGACGGAACTGATGATCTTAACTCAGTTTCATTATTATAAACAGCAACTCCACCATTTTCCTTAATTGACTCTATAGCACCGTGGCTCATTTCCATAATTTTACGCCATGAGTCTAATGGTTCTCCTTCTCTGTCATCAACATCAGCAGATGGGCCATTAATTAATATTTCAAGGCGCTTAACGTTATCAAGGAATACCTGTGGAGAGGTTGTTCCAAGCGGCGGGTTGAAAGCCATATTTTTGCTCCAAAGAATAGCATTCGCACAGGTATGTACTGTGAGCGGATAGTTTTAGCGGTTAAAAATCAGGTGATATTTCCAGAATAAATATCGTCATCATGCTGGTAAAAGGCACTGCTATATTGTCTGGCAGATAACTGGCAAGTTCCATCATCCTGTGGGTCTATGCTTTCAGCTATGGAATCGTAAACGCTTCTTATAGAATTACAGAAAATGATCCGTGGGGGTTCAATGTAAGGGTCATTAAGTATGATGTCATCAAACGCATCCTGCCAGGGAACTGAGAGTTGATATTCTCCATCTCCAATTTTTGAAGCCACCAGCAGCGACGAGGCAGAACCATCCTGATAACGAATAATTGCCCTTGGGTTTTCAAATGACCAGTCAAGCGGTTCGGTAACATCGAATATTGCCATGTCGGTATCACTCTCCATTCCGACCACCAGAGTGCTAATGGTTTTATTTCCAGGTATGTCGTCGGACAGCAATAGACGATCACCATATTTATAAACGAGAGCATCCAACTCTGTTCTGGTCCGGTGGCTCAATCTCTGGTGCAAATATTTCATTAAGCGCCGCATTCCGATGCGATAAGCGATATTTTGATCGAGCACGCCATCAAGAGTGTACTGTTCAATTTTTCTCGGCGTCGGATTGTCTGACGTTCTGCACTGAATGGTCTCCTCAGCCCAGGTCGTGCCGTTTACATATGTTACGTCCACGCCATCATAGTCATCATCAGACGGTGCTGTAAAAGCTGTCTCCAGTTCTTCGATCATTTCGTGTGGAGTGACCACACCAGACCAGTTTTTAATACCTTCCCTGCCAACGGATGCAAGGCCGTCATCAAGCAGAAAATATGACATTCCAGCATTGGAGATTTTTTGCAGCATTTCCAGAGCCGATATGCTGTCACCCGTCGCGAAATCAAACTGCTCTCCGCGTGGTGTCCAGTAAGTCGATTCCAGGCTATTTATCGCATAGGTATCCATATCAATACCGAGAGAATTTCCAACATGGAAAAGCGCGCCGGAGATGCTTCGTGCGGAGCCTGATTCATAAATTCTAGTCGAGACCACGTTTACGCGCCGATCTGACTGCGCCGCCAGCTTGCCGCCCGTCTCAACAGTAACGCCCATAAGGGTGACATCAGGGTAAGAAGACGGACGGACAAGTAGCCTCCCTCTCAGTGCCTGCCAGTACATCTGATCGCGGGCGTTATCCTCGCCCTGCTCGTTTGTACGTCTGCAGCGAACTTCTACGAGACCAGGAGATGGCAATACGATGCGTTCAGTGAACCCTAATCCGTTTATGTTTTGCTGAACGTAAGCTCCCTTTCTTGAGGTCCATCCAGAACCTGAACCATAGACCCGGTATTGAAGCTCCCAATCTACGTTCCGTGAACGTTTTTTCCCTTTTTTGTTATAGCGCACAATGCCGTTGGGAAAAGTGAAATTCACTTCGAACATATCGCACACTTCATTTTGAGGTGTTGCGAGGAACGGCCCCATCCATCGGTCGGAATCGTTTATACCAGATGCCTCATAGTCCACCATCGTGCGAGGCGAAAAGCCTGGCCATGACGAATCGACAGCGCCATTAACAAAACGCTGAACAACGGCAGTTGCGGCATCAACGGAAACGATCCTATACTCGTAGCCGCTGTGTGATAATGATGCCCGCTGCGTGCCCTCAGGGAGTCCTGAAAACGGCGTACCCGTTGCGCTATCGTAGGCCAGCGTAACGTTTGCCAGGATTGCCGCGCTGCCCCCAGTTGATCTTTCCCCGGCGGTGAATACTGGAGAGCCACCGAAAACTGATGCCGGAAGTGATGATGATGTGATACTGCCGCCCTGCCAGGGGCTTGCTTCTTCTTCAATGCGAACCACATCACCTCCGTCGGTGGCAATCAATCCTGAACCAGTAAGACCTTCGCTGATTGCTGCGAGAAGCGCGGGCATACTGACATAATCCGCCACTAGGGAAATGGTGTAAGTTTCGCCCTGCCAGGTAACCGTGAACGTTGCAGTGCTTGTCGAAAAATCGTATGTGGTTGGTGCGGCGCTGGCCTGAACGCTCGCCTGACTGCCGCCTTCGCCCGGAACAGCATCTTGTCCCGGCGTCCACGTCGAGATAAACAGTCCGTAATCGACGCCGCCGAAAGAGAGGGTTACCGGCATTCCTACGTACGGAGCTATCTCTGTCAGCAACTTGCTAGCGATAACACTGTAACCGGTAGATGTGGTTATCTGAAAATTGGTAGGAGCCTGGATCTCAACTACCGCACCAGCAACCCAACTTGATGGAAGATCGTTTTCATCGTCATCATCTTCGTCGTCATCCTCTGTATCCAGCCCTATAAAAGACACTGACGCGCCGGAGACCGCCATACCGTCGGCATTAATATCATCTGTCTCAGGTGCTGTCTGCGCCATGTCGAGTCCGCTGCCGGATGATGTGCCACCAACCTCGGTCGAGTTAAACCAGATTTCGCTGCGCTCATCTCCTGCCACGTTAGCGCCTGGTTCATGTTTCACATAGTTGAAACCAGGCAGTGAGGCTACAGGGGTATCTCCCACCCTGATATCACCATCAGAAAATGTATGCTGCCCAACACCGAGGCATAGCAGCATGTTGCTGCGCATTATCGTCGGGTCGTTAGGGTCAAATCTCACTACCGGCGGAACGACATAATCAGGGTAAATTTTACGGCGACCGAATAGTTCCCTTATGGGCTCTCCAAGCTTTGCCTGATTGGCTTTAGCTGGATTTAGATCAAGGTTTTTACCTGATGAATTGCTTAAAGCAGCATCCATTCCTGGCATGAAAAACATCATGTAGGCAACGGATGCTACAGCCACCACAATTGCTGCTATTGCCAATCCTGCAGCATGGGGAACAGGATAAATACGGACGTCTGAATCTGGTTTAATAATACACAGAACCCATTCATAAGATGGAATATTTCTCCCGTCAACATCAATTGTGATTGGATGACTGTCTTCATGGTGGTAGTTTTCAACATTTATTGAAAGCCACTTATGAATCGTCATATTAGGATGCTGATGAATTTCCAGTGGCTCGCCAGGGAGTCTCGATGGATATATTTTTATTGTCATTTATAAAACTCCACTCGCACGAACCGCTTGATAAACCTTGATAATGAAATAAAAGTTACATTTGTTTTAGGATTTGACTCAGCAACTATAATTCCCTCATTCGCATCTATTACAATTGCAACATGAGTTACAATACTACCTGAATAACAAAGTGCTAAAGCTCCATTTTCAGGCGAGCAAGAAGTAAGTTTTTTAATATAATTTCTTGCTTCCCTGTCAAGTCCATTGTTGTCTTTGGTGACTCCCGCAAAGTCAGGAAGTTTTTCCATACCAAGGTCATGACGTATTTCATTAACCACACCAAAGCAGTCCAGGAAAGGATACACTCGCCCTCCTTTAACCCAGACAACTGGAATATATTTATCTTGATTAAACATATGAGAGCCTTAGCAAATAACAAAAAACCCTGCTTGGCAGGGTTTTAATGATTGTGAGGTGTTATATTTAAGATTTACATTTGACAGATTTAATTGATTCTAATTGGTTCAGCCTTGCTGAAGCTTTCTTTCTTGCCTCGCTTTTCGCCATTCCATTTCCAATACCAAAATCGCCCAAGGCTCCTAGAACAGTTCTCCCATCAAATTCTCCAGTAGTTTCTATTTCACTCTGAACGCTTTTGACCTTTGCTATTTCAAGCTTTATTGCCTGGCAATCCATTGAAAGTGTTTCTTCGCTGGTTACAGGAGCCGCCTGCGGATACTGCTTTGTTGCACATCCAGTTGCAGCAAAAGCCGCAATCACCATTAACATTATTCGTCTCATTTATGTTTCCTATTTTTCACAATCAGAAACATCTTAACGTCCAACCAAACCTAGTCAATCATCCAATGTATCGGAGTCCTGGGTAATATGGCAGAGTGTAACGATATCTGGGCCATGCTGTATCCAGAATGTTCATGTAGCCTGCTGTTATGCTGGCCTGAGTTGCTGTCCAGGATCCCCCTTTTATTGACAGCGTTACTGGTCTCTCTGCTGGCGCCGACAGGTCATTCGACGTATACCGTCGGTAAGTAATGGTCGCCGCAGTCAGGTTATCCATGGTGTTCCTGATGGCCGTTGAGGCCTCTCCGTTGATGTTGCCAACGGCAAACTGCAGGTCTTGAGTGCCATCACTATTACGCGCAGGTAGCGCTACAGCGATAGCGCTGGCAATAAACGTTACCGTAGCACCGGACTCGGTGATAGCAGTGATGTCTTCATAACCATCACAGAGATAAAGTACCTCACCGCCAATATTGATCTGCAGTGTGTCTATTATTACTTCGCTGCCGCTGCTGGCGTAAAGCCGATTAAGTATCGTCATGCCTTTGGCCACTCCTTATTCAGAGCTATATCGAGCAGCGAACTGCCAGTTACCCACTCGGGATAATTACCCCACGGCGCTGGAATCATTGGACGCTCCCAAAGTTCAAGCCTTGCTGTGTATCGCCAGTACATTCCGCCTTCCGGCGTCGGTCCCTCGTAAAAATCCTCGGTGAACCGACAAACATAATCCCGCTCTCCAGCCGGGGTCAGCAACGGCATGTTGAACCACGCCTGACCATCATTTAAAGAGTCCCTGACCCACGCTTCAAATGCCTGAGCCTGAGAATCATTGAAAATCCAAGCAATCGCTGTTTCGGTCGGAACTGACGTATAAGCGCGCCGCTGGCGTCGCCGGCCTGTAGTCATTTGTGTCGACTTCAGGGGCGTTACAGGTTTGAGACCAAACCCGTCTTTTAGCGGACAGGGGAGGTAATCCTTCGGGTAGTTAATGTTGGTTGAGATAGCCATCAGCCTATTTTCCGCCCCGCGTTAGTTTTCGCCATCAGCGCTTTATGGAGATCGCCTTTTCCGCTGGCGACTGAGTTTACCGCCTTCTTATATCCTCGATCGGCACCTTCAGCCGCAGCCTTTTGCACAAGGGCAATGGTTGCGTCAGAGGGATTCCCATTTATCGGAATATTTATTTCCGGGGCATAAACACTGCTGCCGGAGGTGTCGCGAGATACACGGTCCAGAGTAGCATCAAGTTTCGCCGACGTGCTCGACGTCACAACGCGTTCACCTTTCTGCAGCAGCCACGTACCGGTTTCAGGTACAGAGTCAATTCCATCGTGAGCCATACCTACGGCAGATATGTTTGAGATAATCCCGGCTGTCGCCGAGGCTACGGTCGCCATCGCCGCCAGGTTGTAGGGGAATGGGTTTGCTGCTGCCATGGCAATGCCCTGCTGAATTGCGATCATAGACTGAGCGATAGCCACGGCTTTTTGCGCAATGAACGCCGCTTTGTAGACCGCGGACTGTTCCCCAAAGGCTGATTTCGTTAAGTCTACCATTGAGCCCAGACCCTCGCCGATGCTGCTCAACATGAGCTGATTTCGCTGCTCATTCAGCATCTGCAGGCTGTCGTCGTGCTTTTTCTTCAGCTCAAGCTCTTTCGCATCCCACTCGTCATTAAGATCGGATTGCGACTGCCGGTATTCATCGAGCATGTCCAGCTGTTTTGAGTACCAGTCCTCCAGCTCCTTTTGAGCATTATCGATCTTTCTTAACTCTCCCGACTGGCCGCCAAACATTGGATCGATACCCTCGAAGTCCGGCGCTTTCTCAAATGCATTTTTCGCGATTGCTTGAGACGCTTTCGAGTAATCGTCATCATTTGTCAGACCTGCGGCCTTTGCCTGCCCGAGTAGCTTCACCCTCTCAGCCGTAGTTTTCAGCAGCTTCTCTTCAGGTGTAAGCAGGTCTTCCTGCATGCCTCTGTATTTTTCCAGAAGCTTCATCCTGTCTATTTCTGTCGCCAGTCCCTCAAGCCGCGCCTGCTGCTCTTTATTGATACCCACCAGCTTACCGGATGAAATATCGAACCGAAGGCGCTCAAGCTCTGTGGCCTCTTTTGTTTTCCCGTTCAATTGATCGGTGAGAGCAATCTGGCGCAAATAGCTTTGCTCCATGGATTTATATGCGCTCTGCAACTTATCTGTTTTGTTTGTTCCTGATTTACCTTTTGGCGGCTTACCGTTTGTTCCGCCCTCAGGAAGAGAAAATGGATTTGTTGATACTGTAGCCTGCTGCACAGGAAGCTTGGGTGAATTATTTTTTTGAAGCTCATCTCTCGCAGCAATCAATCCAGAAAGCTCTTGATTTAAAGCTCTGACACTATCATCTCCACCAGTAAGCCATGAAAACATTGACTTACCTTGTGAATATATATCTTTTCTGTCTGAAACTAATTTTTGTAAATACTCTATACGGCCATTTACTTGGTTGAGATTTTTATAATCTACTTTATTACCAAGAACAGCGAAGCGATCTCCAGTAGTAGCAGCTAGTTTTCCAGCCTCTGCCGCTACTTTAACAAACCACCCAGCTAATTCAGCTGCTTTTGATACCAGGTCTGTCAATCCTTGTAAGATTTGTGGATCTGTCAAAACATCACGTAAATATTTTAATGAATCCTGCAACTTCGAAAGGTCTACTTTCGCAAGGCCGCTTGCAATTTCCATTTTGACGCCATTTACCTGCGCCTCCATATCTTCAAATAACTGGTTAACCTTTACAAGGTCGTCTATTGATGACGGGTCAGGAGCAACGCCGTAATTTTTCGCAAGGTCTATAAAATGTTTTAACTTTTCGTTATTGTTATCAAACAGTGGCAACATCTTTGAGAGGTCGTTACCAAGACTTTCGAGAATATTCGTTTTTTCTGCTGTGGACCCTATCTTACCAAGCGCCTGGCTTATAGCCATTAGTTGTTTATCGGGACTTACATTCGATAATTTTTCAGCAGAGAGTCCTAGAGCATCCAGTGCATCGACAGCCTCACCTGATTTATTTAATACAGCATCGCCTATTTTATCGTTAATATCCTTGAAAATGTCAGCAATATTATCACCCGCTACGCCAGCCTTTTCGGCAGCAAACTGCCAGGCAAGGAGTTCTTGCGTAGACATATTAAGGGACTTTGCCCAACGATCCGTTTCCGCTACCTGCTTTGACGTGCTTTTAAGGAAGTTAAACCCAGCCGCACCCACAGCCAGTGCGGTTGCGGCGGCGGCGGCGCCAACAGCAGCCAGAGCTTTTGTTGATGCCGCTGCGTCAGCCTGAACCTGTTTACTCCACTTCTCAGACGCACGCTCTGCCTGGGTCAGACCTGATACGAAACCACCGGTTTTAGCAACAAGATCTATTGTCAACGTGCCGAGGTTTCTACCTGCCATTTATGCCCACTCCTTCATTGCCTGGTCGAGACTAATCGCCGGCGCGCTGATGTGCGGCGTGAAGTCGGTGATGTGAAACGCTGGGGTATCTTTTCCCCTGTTGATATTTGCCAGAACTGATGAGATAAGCCCCGCAGACCATTCAGTGCGCATCATAGAATTAAATGATCCGTATTTATTTCGGTAGGCTATCCATTGTTGGTATTCAATGACACTGATCCTCTCCTGGGCCTCTGCTATTGTTCTGCCACCTACGCCGTTGAGGACTAACTCACACCAGAACTCATCTTCTGCTGTGAGCTCTCCTTTCCCATGGAGTTGACCTCATGGATGGCGACCAGCAGCGCGATCGTAAGATTTCCATCCAAAGCCCCGCGCTCAGGATCGGCATGACCGGTTATATCTGAAGGGGTGAATACCGGGTCGCCATTTTCATCGCAGATCGAAGAAGCAATACGGCCTGCGACTGAATCGGCCTTGCCGTCGATAGCCAGAATATCGAATTTTGCGGAGTGGTAGCCCAGCGGGCGAACATATGTTGTAGCGATGTGCTCTTCGCCGTCTGCGCCTTTCCACTTGATTTCCTTCTCCACTGGACGACCAGTGAACGCGCCAGCTTCACGGAGGGTGTTCAAAGATAATTTCATAATCGGTTCCTTTGAAATGCGGAGGAATCTCCGCACTAATATTGATTAACTGCCTGACTCATCCCCGGCTTTACGCACCCAAACGCCAGGACCGCTGCGCTGCATTGTTGCGTTCGTAGCAACTACGGCGTTCGCCTGGAAATCAAACGGAAAATCCGAGACATACGCCTGGAAGGTGTACCAGGTGCGGTCTGTCGGCAGCACCATTTCACCATCGGCGACAGTCGGTGCAGATTCACCGTCTGACCAGCCGATAGCCCACTGGATCAACTCGTCCTGGTATTCGTCCATCTCGGCCAACTGCCACATCAGATAGTGGCTATCGTTTTTCGGGTCGGCGTTAATCGTCACTGAAGCCTGCCCAGGTGTGCGGAGGCCTTTTTTGTACGTGCGACTATTTCGCTCAGACAGGCAGGTGTCTTCAATCTGGTCGGCAGGGTTAGTGCCGGGGTTAAATGCGGTGATGCACTCTATTTCGTGAACAACGCCACGGATGAGCGCATAGAGCTGTGTGCCCTGCGTCAATACAGACATAGGTAATCTCCGGGTATAAAAAAACCGGCTCAAGGCCGGTGTGTGGATGGAATTGCTTAGCGGGGTAAAATCCAGTCAACGTCGAATGAGTAACGGTATTGTTTAGTCTCCGTGTCTCTGTCCTGATCCCCCCAGCGCGTAATGTAGGATTTCAGCTCGATCGCATTACGTATGGCCTCGGCCACTGTACTGGCCTCTGTCGGGGTATCAGCGTAGACATCTATCTGAACGGAGAGTCTGTCGGCATCCGGACGCTGAGACAGGTAGTTTTCAGGCTCCCCACCGACGTTCTGCCATACGGCATACGGGTAGATAATATCGTCGTCCTGTTCACCGAATGGGTAAATTCGAGGCTCATCGCCCAATACAGCCCGCACATCAGCACTGGCACGGCAAATGGGGTAAATAGGGATTATCACGCTTGCTCTCCTTTCTTAGCCGCTCTGAGCACAGCGCGGTCAATAGCCGCGGAAAACTCGTTCACGAACACATCGATTACACCGATGTCGGCAGAATTCATCGCGGGTCGCATAAATGGCTGAGCTGGCGTGTGCTGGGTTCCGAATTCCTGAAAGCGCCAGTACCACGTATCCCCTCCAGGATTGCCTTTATCCCCGGATGTTTTATAGCTTTTCCCCGCTCTTCCTTTACGCAAATTATCTTTAGTATTTGCATATTGACGGGCACCGCCCATTACACCGATTCTGAAGGTAAGGTTTCCGGTGCGTTTGAACTCTCTATTACTCCAGCTGACAACAATGTTTTTGTGAATTGCCTCTTTGGTTTTCGGATCATCAATCCGGGACGCGTTAGCTCTGGCCCTGTCGCGCACTATGGAAGCTGCTTTCCTCAGTGCTGCCCGGCCAGCTTTATTACGTGTTACATCAGAGACGGCAGCAAGTTTAGTCTTCAGCGATTCCAGACCGGTTAAGTTAACCTCAACGCCATCAGCCATCATTGACGCCCTCAGAACATGGCAGAGTCAGATATTCACGTCCGCTAACTGGGTCAGGGAGTATTCCGGCGATATTGTAAATTTTTCCGCGAAACTTAATTCGGCATTGCCGTGTTAAATCTTCGCGGTAACGAATAATTATTCTCGCGGTTAACTCTCCCTGTTCAGATTTAGCGCTGATGAACTCTCGTACTGAAAGAGGTTCAACACTGGCCCAAACTGTAGCCAAGTTATTCCATCCATTAATTACTGCGCCTGTCTGCGGGTCGCGGGATTTAACCGGGGTTTCGATGATAATGCGATGCCGTAATTTTCCGGCCTGCATATTACCCCCTGGGTTTATTGCTGAGATATACCGGGTTATGATCGTTGATGCTGGTAATATCAACATCATCGTCAGCTATTGACTGCACAATCAGATTGCAAAGCATCTCGTTTGAATCAGCTAGGCGGTTTATCGCTGCGTTCTGCTCTATCTGTGCTGCTGTTTGTTCGCTCATCGCTGCTATCAGCGCGTTTACCTGTTGCTCGTTCATAGGCAATTTTAGTCCACTTTTTTAACCATTCACGCCGCCGGCGGCACCCTTCACAGGCCATTTCTTCTCCCTACAGTCCATAGATTCGGTATGGTTGTAAAAGCGCCTCAACAGCAAATGGGGCCTCTACCGCCGTTTGGCCTACAACAACGGTTTCACGATGTTCGTACCAGTGACCGATAAGCAGAAGCATCGCTGCTTTCACATCATCGCCAGGGAGAATTGAATCAGGATCATCTACATACCCCTCGCTGGTTTCGGACTCATACATTTTGCGACGAGTCCATGTTTCGACGTAACGAGAAGCAGCTCCGATGTAGAGGGTCAATATTGAGTCGTCATCGGTAAAATCAGGCTCAATGCGACAGTGCTCTTTAACCACTTCAAGTTCTAACATTATTTTTTAGCCTTCTTCTCTGGCACTGTTTCCGGCTGTTCCTGCTGTTCCTGCTGTTCCTGCTGTTCCTGCTGTTCCTGCTGTTCCTGCTGTTCCTGCTGTTCCTGCTGTTCCTGCTGCGCAGAATTATCAACATCGATCAGCCGTGCATAGCCCTTTTTGACCAGTTCGCGACCGTGCTGCTCCTGAGTCTCCAGTAACTCCCCCTCCACCACAACTACACCGCCAAAGTAAATTGGTTTAACCGCGATAAGCTTCATGGTATTCCCTCAAATATTGCGGCCAGAAGGCCGCACAAGATATTACTGACCGCCAGATGCCGGAACAGTGAATGAGCCATAAACAAAGGCTTCAGGACGTTTAACGGCTAGCGCCAGGCGCTCTTCGCAACGGATTGTGATCATGTTTTTCTCGAAGTCGTCTGCGTTCTCAGTAGAGATGACAACGTTCGTTTCTTCACGGTCAAAAATCTGCGCACCGGCACTAAACGCCCCGGTCAGGAATTTACCCTGGAATGCCGTAGCTTCTGTCGCAACGACCGGAAGGCCCCAAAGAGTCGGCCCTGTCAGAGCTGCAGGGTTTGCAAGGATGTAGCGGCCCAGCGTGTCTTTGGTCAACTCAATTTTCGCCCAGTCAATGAAGTGCAGGACGTGACCGGATGCCGGGAAACGGGCAAGCTGAGCCTGCAACATTGCGAGACGCAGATCGTCAATACCGTTCTGATTCTCAACCTGAAACGCTGCCGCAAATGCTGAAGCCTGCGGAATGATGCCTTCCAGATGAGCGCCTGTACCATCGCCGAACAGAATTTCCTGCTCTTCGACATACTTCAGACCGAAGCGCATTTCAGCATCGACCTGAGACTGCAGTTGCGAAAAGTCATCAAGGATCTGTTTGGATGCCTTGAAAAGATGCGCAATGGTTCGAACTGGCGTGATTTTTTCTGCAAACTCAATATTGCTGTACGGTTTGGTCGTATTTTCTGCGACCGCCGCTGCGTTATTGGTAAAGCCAGTTTGCTGCACCCAGTAAATGGTGTTTGATGCCGTTGTACCTGGCGCGATCAGATCGCGGATAAACAGACGCTGCTTAGGCGCGGTATCGATACCCGGCAGACGGTCAGGAGCAACAATATTGCCGGGGACATTAGCGGTAAGTAGCGCCGCCTTAACCGGAATTGAAATCCGCTGGCTGGCCGCGACGCTGGCAGCAAAGGTTTTCAGCGCTTCAGCAGAAATAACCTGCTGACCTACAGATTCCACAACCTGTTTTGCGTTTGCCAGCGGCATCTGCGCAACATGCTGTTCCAGTTCACCCAGCGCGGCTTTAAGAGTTTTTTCGGCTTCTTTCAGTGCGTTCAGTTCAGACGCCATTTGATCCACGGTGTCTTTGGTTTCCGCCGACAATTTGCCGTTCTTCTTTGCCTCAGTCAGCGCCTCTTCCGCTTTGGCGTTAAATTTTCCGGTCGCTTCCTCAATGGAGGCGGTGACTTTTTTAAGAATATCGTTCACGTCAGACATAATTTCTCCGTTACTGGCATGCGTTCGCCAGGCCGCTTAATGCGACATCCAGCTCAGCTAAAATTTCAGGGTTGGGTTGGGTAGCGCCTGGCTTACCATCGGGATTGGTAACAGCGCCCGGCGTGTTACCTGTTAAAGCTTTGATTAATTTCCGGCGTTCAGACCGTGGGGTATTCGTTTTCGCCAGCAGCGCATCAAGTTTGCGCAGCGCCGCAGACGGGGAGTCATCACCATCGCTTACGGCATCAGCAGAAAGCAGGCTGTCAGCCAGCCCTTTTTCTACTGCATCACTGCCTCCGATATAGCTTTCAGCATCCATAAGCTCCTGTATGGTCGCGATATCAATCCCTGAACGCGCTGAATAGATATCTGCCATAGCAGTATCAAATGGCTCAAGAGAAGCCGATAATTCCGCAAAATCATGGCGGTTGCCCATCGCTACTACCCAGCAGTTATGGATCATCAGAAATGCTCCGCGTCCGATCTGTATATCGTCCCCGGCCATAGCGATAATTGAAGCGGCGCTGGCGGCGATACCCAGCACTTTTACAGTGACTTTCCCCTGGTACTCGCGGAGAAGGTTATAAATTGCCAGTCCTTCAAACATATCTCCGCCAGGAGAGTTAATGTTTACCGTCACATCTGCACCGTTCATCGAACGTAGAGCGCCTGAGATGCGTTTTGCCGTGACACCCTCGTCCCAGTAATCACGTCCAACAACATCAAAAATAGAAATGGAGTTGTCATTATCGGATGCTGCCCTGATCCCACCATTCCAGCGTTCAAGCGCTGAGGGCTGGGGCTCACTGGTAACACCCGCGCACGGGCGCCCCGCCGGAGCAACCGGAAGTTGTCTAATTGTCATGGGGATTGGCTCCTAAGCAGCCTGTTTAAGTGGCGATTGCTCGAAAGGAATATCAGGGAATACGTGGTTATGCAGTTCTCTTACAGCCAGCGCCTGAACCGCCGGGTTGCTGTTTTCAAGATTCTTCAACTGAGTCAGGTTTAGCTGAACTGTATAAATATCCCCGCCTTCAATTGGTGGCATATTTTCCAGCCTCCGCACATCGTTTCGTGACATCCAGCCATTCTGCAGGGCGCTGGTATAGTACGCGGCACGTCCTGCGCTATCGGCTCGCAGCAGACCCTCAACGGAGAACTCAGCAAACAAATCCTCATCACTGTTCAGAATACAACGCGAGATTTCCTGCTCAATATTCACCAGCAGGGGGCGTAAAGTATGGGTCAGGAACAACATGTTCATCCCCTCAAGACTCGACGCCCAGCTTGATTGTTTTGTCGTATGGCCGACCATAAATGGCGGCACGCGAAACCAGCGACAAATCTCCTCAATGCTGAATGAACGGCTTTCAAGAAGCTGTGCGGCTTCCGGGTTCATGGTGACATTCTGGTATGTCAGCTCATTTTCCAGAACCATCAGTTTCCCGGCGTTTTTAGAACCAATAAAAGACTGAAGGTTTTGACGCAATCTTTCTCGCTGTTCCTTATTAAGCGCCGTTTTTGAAGACAGGAACCCGGTACTTTGCAGTCCATTTTCGAATATTTTCGCCGCGGCTTCATCAACCGACATGGCCGCGCCGAAAACGTCAACCCCGGCCATTGTCGGCATCATCCCGCACACACCATCAAGGCCAAACCCACGTATGTGCATCATCCTGTCTACAGGAATGATCCGTTGAACGCCGTTATCCGTATAGGTGTACTTTAATTTTCCGCTATCGAGTCGCTTTACAACCATATTCTGAGGAAGTAACGGGACCAACGATACCAGCTTGCTACCGATATACAGCTTTTCGACAAACGCATTACCTCGCAGACAAACGCTGGCCACAATCATCAGCATGAAGCGGGAAGGTGTCATTTCCGGGTTGGGACGCCTGCATAATATCTGGTAGGCGGGATTGTTCTGGGCCAGCTTTCGCGATCCATCGGCCTGCCTCTCGTAAATTTTAAGCGGAAGCGTGGAAACCGACTCACTTAAAAGCCTCACACACGCCCAGACAGCAGAAAGCCGGATAACTTTGTCAGCTGTGACCACTTTTCCACTACTGCTGGTTCCAAACCACTCCCGCCAGAATTCACCGGTCGTCAGGCTTATGGGAACACCAAGCCAGTTCAAAAGAGCGCTCTTAACGCGCCCTGGTTGCTGTTTATTCTTAGCCATCAGATACCCACTATGATCGGATCGTCAAAAAAGCCCTCTACATCGCCTTCATCCTCTTCATCTCCTTCTGCTGCGCCAACAGCCATCGCACCAGAAACAACGCCATCAATACGGCCATTACTCCTGCGTTTGCTGAAAACACGGTTACCGTTTTTATCTTCCTCAATAACGGCATTCGCCGCACACCAGCGCAGACAAGGATTCAGAACAATGCTGATCCGCTTTTCCATAATCAACTGTTCAAACAGCTCTATGGAATGCGGCATCCACAATCCTGATTCCGCCGATTTACCAAACCCCTGGCCGTGCGGCACGAGGGGAACAGTGACGCCTTCGTCATCCAGTTCAGGGGTTAAGTAATCAATGTGATAGCGGTCGAAAGCAACTTTTCGTATATCAAACATCGCTGCCAGTTCAGCCATACGTTTTGCGACAAAACCGTAGTCAATTGCCGTGCCGGGAGGGGCATGGATATGACCATCTCGCTCCCACACATCGTAAGGCACCCGGTCAACGCGAGCGCGATCGTACAAAGTATCTTTGGGGGTCCAGAATTCTGTCAGCATCACGCTGATATCAGGAAAATAAAGAGAAAGTGATGTGAGGTCCCGCTTGCCCGATAAATCCAGCCCGCCATAGCAGGTTTTACCCCGTAACTGCTCAATACTGATGTCCTTTTCACAGGCCATCCAGATATCGCCGCTGATCCACGGGTTCTCTGCATCCACCCACTGACAGAAGTTCAGCCGGCGAACAAGGCTTTCTTTTGCAGGCATACCACGAGCATCTTCAACCTGCTCACGTAAATAGTCTGGCAGAAAGGTATGTCCCATTGAAGGATTCGCCTTCCCCCAGCATGTTTCATCTTTGAAAGGATCGTCGCCCTCATCCAGTGAACAGATAAAGGCAAAGAACGCGTCATTTTCGCGCTGACCAGCAGCAACCTTCTGCCCGTACTGGTGATAGTCGTAACAGACGCTGGTTTTATCGTGACCGCTGTTAGTGATCATAAAAATCAATGCCTGCCGCCGACCTTTCGTGCCAGCACGCATCATCTCTACAGCGCGGTTATCTTTATGCTCGTGAATCTCATCAATCAGAGCGCAGTGAGGGCGTGGCCCCGACTGCCCGTCATCAGAACTGATTGGTCTGAAAAAAGAACCGTTTTGAAGGAACGCCAGATTCCACTCTTTCCCAGCCCCTCCAGACTTCTGAATTCTTGACAGAAGCGCAGGCGACTGATCAACCATTGCCACCGCATCCCGAAACAGGATCATAGCCTGGTCTTTTTTTGTCGCTGCGGCGTACACCTCTGCGCGGGGTTCTTTATCAGCCATCATGCAATAAAGGCCAATACCAGCGGCTAGCGGAGATTTACCAGAGCCTTTACCGGACTCAACATATACCGTGCGGAAACGACGCGTACCGTTTTCACGCTTCCAGCCGAAAACAGAGCCGACGATAAAACATTGCCACGGCAGAAGGATAAATGGCGCACCTTCGTGCTCGCCGCCATTCAGCTTTAATACTTGGGCAAAAAAGTTGATGGCACGTGTAACCGATTCTACATCCCAGGTCAGACCGCGTTTTTTCCCCTCTTTTAAATCACGTAAATGGCGCTGGCAGGCATTACGAATATCAGGACCGGCTATAACCTTGCCCGAAGCTACATCCATCGCATACTGCGTGGCAGGATCAACCGAAGAACTGGTTGAGCGGGTCTTCTTCTTTTTCTCCACCATCAACTTTCACCTTCGTCCTGGCGGCAGGGGTAAGTCCAAATTCAACCAGGTAACTTTTAAAGCGGCGATCCGCGTCAGCCAGCATTGATACCGCCGGGTTTGCCTTTATCAAAAATCCGCCTTCCGTCTGCACGGTATATGTCCGACCCTCGTCGGCTATCGTCAGCCGAAGCTGCAGAATGTCAGCATAAATATCACAAAGCCTTTCGAGGGCCAGTGTGTCGGCGACAGTCAAAATTCCCATGCCATCCAGCAGCACGGTGAGTTTTCCCCAGGCCACCTTTCCCCAGTCTGTGAGATGCGCCGGAGGGCTGGGTATTTCTCGTGCTGGCATAGGTTCTTTATCGTTGAGTTTTCGTTTTCCCGGATTACCGGTTACCACTTTGAGATGGGTCGGTTTCGGGCGTCTTCCTGCCATCGGAACCTCCCAGAAAAAAACTTTTCATTTCGCGGTTGTGCACAAAAAGGTTGGGCGGCGGTCATTTAGGGTCAGGCTTCTGAACTTTTTACCCTCCCCTCCCCTATAGAATTGACGTCATCTAAACCAGTGCGAGTTTGGATCAAGCGGAATACCGCTTTCGTCGCAGCCGATGGCGACTCCACGCTTCTCCATTCGCTGTTTTGTTGAGTCGTGGTGCTGCTTACAAAGCCCTTGCCAGTTCTTCCGGCTCCAGAAAAGCTTTTGTGCCTTCGCTATTGCTTGGCTGTCACCAGAACGCAGAGCCTCTTTCAGTTTATGCGGGATAATATGGTCAACAACCGTTGCCGCTGTCACTCTGCCTTGTTCGTGGCACATGACGCATAAGGGGTGAGCACGAAGGAATATAAGACGCTCACGGTCCCATTTACTGCCGTAGATGCGCGGGTCTTTGTTCATTTTGCAGGATCATTCAGATTAATGACCACCAGGTTTTCAGCGGTCTCTTTGTCGAGATTGAATACGGCTGTTGCCGTGGGCATTGTGTGCGGTGCGGTATCAATTATGACAGATGCCAGTCTTTCAAGCAGTTGACCTTCCACAGCGATACCGAAGCCACAGAAGTAATCCCCGCGGTAAATCTTAGCAAGCTGAAATTTCATGCCTTATACCTTCATATAATGAGAAGCATTATCGCAGGCACTCAGTGAATGCCTGCTGTAATGCCTTAGCTATCCTGCTCTGCGCCGGTATCAAACAGCGCCAGGGCTTCGGTCGCTTCCTGAATCGCTTTACGAGTCTTTGAGACAATCTCGCTTTCCGTGTAAACACGATCAAAAGAGTCTGCGAAAAGCTCAGATTTCAGATAGCTGTCGCCTACCCAATCAATAGCCAACTTGGCCGCTGCGGTGTCATAGTTAACTTTCTTGATGAGATCCAGCCGGATTTGCTCGGAATCGGTGATTTCTGCCATGTCTTACCTCTGTGCGATGGGGGGAGCATTATCGAAGCCCCTCAGTGAAGCGCTTCTGTAATGTCTGTCATTATTTGACTTCAGAAGAATCAGGAAGCCGATCCAGTTTTGAACAAGTCAGGAAGTATTCTCGCGCTTCAATAAAATTGTTAAATCCAGCGGTAACAGAATGAAACCCACGCGATCCGCCTTTATCAACATTATTAACCTCGAAGCCAAGAGTCCGGTAATCGTCAGCCAACTCAACTAACTCAAGATGGAAAAGTCCATCTTCTGATAAGTGACGCATCAATACCCTTTCCATGAAACAGGTTTGTTTTGGGTATTCTTTATCAACATAGAAAAGCATTATTTACCTCTGACTCATTTCGAACAGTTAGCTTTTACTGCTTTATTGTGCGCCAGCACGTCGCGTTTGGTCTGGATGTCCATCCCGGCGATATCGTGCTCAGTCAGATATAACGGCTTAACCCAGTCGCAGGCCGTATCAACGACTACCGGAACGGGTCCATTCCTCGCGCAACTGGCGATCAACATCACTATCAGACTGACGCTTAACAGCTTCCTGTACATCGCTGGCCCCTTTCGTTGCCTCTATCCTGCGCTGTGCTGCAGCTTCTGTGGCCGCCGCACGCTCTTCTGTACTTTGCTCTTTACCCTTTGCCTCGGCTTTGCTGCTCCCGCGAACGTGGCCCAGTCCAAATGCCGCCGCGAGCATTGCCAGCACAGTGGCAATGGCGCCGAGGATGGTTTCTATGCTCATAGTCAGCACCCTAATGCAGCTATAGCTTTGGCGAACCGCTCACGGCGATCGTTGATGCCATTCTGCCCGCCGTTGATGATTTGCGTTACACGGACCATATCGCCGCTGTACACCATGCAACCCTTCGCAGCAAAGAACCAGGCCGCGCTACGGGCAGCGTATTCTTCCTGAGCTAGCAGCTCGGGTGTGGTTACCAGGTCCACTTTCAGTGCATTGCCACAATTACGGTAATTGGTCTTTCCGGTGATCTGGATAAGCCCACGGCCTCGATAGCTCCAGCCATCAGTCGGTCCGGTATTTCCGTTGCGCTTGCTGTAGACCAGGTTAGCAATGGCGCGCTGTCGTTCCAGCGGCAATGCCTTCTCGTAGGACTTCCGCCCCAGTGCGCTTGCCTGGTCAGGCGTGATGCGTTTTGCGCGAATAAATCCGGAGAGACCGCCCGTGCTGTAGTTGAAACTCTCAACTACCTGAGTAAACCCAGCACTCTCATGTCCCGTCTGCGCGATAAACATCGCCTGGTCAGCAGGTGCTGTAATGCCGAATTCCATCATCGCTGCATCAATATGGCGAAACCAGCGCGCAGCAAGTTCGGCGCTTATACCAGCCGCCCGCTGAAATTGTGATTGGTCCATTGTTACCTCAGGTGATCGACAATACGCGCTACGTTACCCCTGACGGCCACCAGCGCAGTGAGAATGGCTATGTTCGCAGCAATGGTCAGCCACGATGAGTGCGGGTATATCCCGCACAGATAGGCAAATGGCACGGAGCTGTAAACCACCGTAGCCAGCCAGGCCAGAAGAGATACCCACGGACGGTGCCGCGAGTCTCCCCTTCGGTAAAACATCAGGGTTATCACTACGCCAGCGCATACCAGCGCGTTGATGGTTGCTGTCGGGTCATTTAGTACCACCGGAACCTCCCCGGCGCGTTATCAGCGCCACCAGCGAGCCGACGTCCTGATTATTAAGAAACGTCAGGATCTTGACTGCTAATGCAGAAACGATTACGGCACCGATGGCGTCCAGGGGTTTATCGCTATATCCGGTCAGCGCAGCCAGCTTGGAGCCAACCAGACCAGAGCAGAGGATTCCGGCGATATACGACACGACGAAATATGCCAGGCGGCGCGGGACGCTCAGGTCTGCCGCTGTCGCTATGTAGAAAACGGCTCCTGCGAATGCGCCGAACACAACTCCATAGTCAGTGCCTGTCAGTAGTCCATAGACACTCGCCCCGGTCAGCGCGCCAGTGGTCACGCCGGTGCCGGATATCGGATCGGACATCGGTCCCCCTCATTGCTGTAAATCCTCTCAGAGCTGAGGGGAAGAAGGCCGCTTGGCGGCAACTATTATGATGTGGTGAGCCGGGAAGGATTCGAACCTGTCTACCTTTCCCTTATGAGGGGACCGCTCATACCTAATGAGCTTCCGGCCCAAAAAGAAAAACCCCGCCGAAGCGAGGTTTAGAAGTCGTTTAAGTCCGTGGCAAAGTAACCACTCTTAACAGGCTAAATGGCTTTTTGGAATTCCACAACCTTTTTTGCTTTCACGCTATAAACGTTTTCTTTCTGGCACTCGCGATCTATTTCGAGCGGGATATCCAGCATCGCTAGAACGCCCTCTACAAATCCCTCAGCGGCCTGTAGGCGCTTGAGTACGTGCGTATGCGATACACCCAGCTTTACACCGATAGTGCGGACTGGCAGGCACAGGATGTAGTACCACTCCAGCATTATGCACAACAGAGGATCATGTTTCTTGAGGCGAGCCATTGCGCCGTTAATTATCAGACCGTCGTTATCTGAGCAGGATGGCCGAGATTTTTTGCTTGAAGGAAGGAGGCCTTTAAAGCCGGCAGCGATAGGGGCGTAATAGCCTTCATTTCCTGAACAGCATGCCCAAGCGCCATAACGCTCTAAAATCATCTGAATATCACGCATTCTTATTCTCCACTGAATTACGCCAGAACGCCTATTGCCAGCGCGCGATCTATAAAACGGAACCACAGCTCAACCTGTGAGCCGTACTTCTCTTCGAATGCCACGGCGTCAGCGTGTAACGAGTCGTGATGTGCTCTGCACAGCGGTATCACGAACAGGTCATGCGCCTTGGTACCCATACCACCCATACCGTGGCCGATGATGTGGTGGGGATCGTCCGCGGGTTGGTTACAGCAGACGCACTGCTGAGACTTAACCCAGCGGGTGTACTTCTCGTTAACCCAACGGCGCCGCTTTGGCCTCAGCATGAATGCCTCTGGCGTCTCCGGGTCTACTTTCAGGGACAATACCTTTTTTACCTTTTCCTGCAGGATCTCGGTCACCGGCGGTCCGGGAACAATGTCGCTCTCCTTCATCACCGGCTTATGCTCTTCTTCCGGAATACGGAGCGCTTTTCGCGCCGCCCCTTCCGGTATCACGTCACCAAGCCCGCTTCTTACCAGCCACCAGCACATCTCGGGATATGTCAGCGTGTGACCATCGGAAAACCCGAGGTCGCGGAGCATTGTCTCTGTCAGCCAGGATACCAGGTTTTTGCGGGCGATTGTTGCCAGTGAATCGGTAAATTGGTCGCGTAATTCGTTGTCACAACCCCAGCAAAGGCGAATGCTTCCGGGTGCGTGCCGCATTACCGTATAATGCTCTGAATGCCATGCTGCGTGGGGATACTGGCACTCCATTTTTTGCTCCAGCCAGGCATCGAGAGACGACAGCCCACCCGCTGCAAGAATCACTCTCTTGCTTTCGAAAATAGGCTGTAATGCCGGGTCATCCTGCAGCACCTGGACAGCAGGCGGAACGGCGCCGGATGGGTAGTCGGCCATCGTCTCAGGAACTGGAGATATCAGCACCCTGCCCTGCCGGAACAGGCTCATTACCTCAGAGCCTGGCTTGAACATGACGATGCTGAGACGGTTTGAAATGTCCGGGGTCAGTATCGCTCTCACGCAGCATGCCCCCGAGCCAAATGCTCAGCCCACAGGCCGCCGACCCACCGCACGCCCTTGGCAGTAAACCGGGACTGGCTGAAAGCATAGTTTGATGCGTTTGTGGTGCCGGTCTTCACATGGAACCGGCCAGCCTCGATATGCTGATGGTACGGCGTCAGCACGTTGTTCAGCCGGTACATGATGCGGTTGTCCAGCAGGAACAGGCGGAATTCCGGTTCCTTGGCATTGAGCAGCTTCGCCACCTGGCGGAACGTCATTGACCCGGTTGCCGTCACATACCGATCAACAAATTCTGCTTTCGGCGCTGCGATGGCCAGCTCGCTACTGAGTCGCTCTTTTTGCTCTTCCAGCTCGGCGGCGAGTCGGAGGGCTTCAGAAAATGACTGCGGGACCTGCCCGCGCTCCAGTTCCTGCCAGCGATCGACAACAGCCGCGGTGAACTCGGGTGACAGCCTGGCAACAATTACCAATGAATCCCGCTTGTTAAAGAAGAATTCCTCATACCACTGACCGTTCTGTTCATGCTGATAGGGGGTGTGCGCCAACGGCGCGCTTAAAATTCCCGCAGCAGCGAGACGCTCTGCTGATCGTTTAACGTCACTATGCTTGCTCTGCACCAGCCTGGCTATTTCTCGGCTCGACATGGTAACGGTACCGCCGGTCATACTCATTAACTGTGTCATGCGTTATCTCCGTTTCTCAGGCGGCTGCACCCGCCGGTTCGTATTTCGTGATGGTGATGTCCACTTTTCCGCCGGGCGTTATAGGCCCCCACTCCACCTGCATCCGTTTAACCTGGTTGTCGTCCTCCCACACCCCGGCGTGCGTCAGGGCGTCGAAAAGCGCCTTGTTGTAATTGTCGATGTCCCGGCGGCGCTTATCGGGCGGGAATAGCACGATATCCACCGCGGCTGCTTCGGATGAGGGTTTTGGCAGGCGCCGCAGCTGCTCAATGATTGCCGCGCAGGCGGCGCTCTGGAACGCACGGCCTTTCGCACTGATAAGGTGACGCCCTTTCAGCGGGCCTGAGTTGGGCGCCCGCCAGTAGGTATTCACGCTGGGCGGGAACGGCAGAATCAGGCGCATGACTTCTCCTCGTGCAATTCCAGCCAGGCGATGGCGTGCTCTCTGGCGTATTCGTCGCCGTCCACCAGCGAGCGGAACAGTGAAATTACATAACCGCCCGGATTGCCTGAAGTTTTGTTGATAACAATGCCGCGTGACTGGTTCGGGATGATGGTTATAGCGCCCTTCCGCTGCAGCGCTCGCAAGAGATCGGCGGCTGCGTTGTGCGAACTGGCGCCCATCATCACAGCCAGCTCAGAATTGGTCGGCGGAAATCCGTTCTTTTGCTGGAACGCCACCAGCATATCCAGCACCTGCTGCTGCCTGTTCGTTAGCTCACTCACTGGTCACCCCAAAACGGCCGTTCTGTCGGCCGATTATGCTGTTGAACTGAATCAGAGTGATGCCCATCGGTTTAATAACCTCGTGATGCCGGCGCAGGATCGGCTGTACGACCTGATTCCATGACGGCTTGGGCTTAACCCGCATTGCGGCTCTAATGTCCGCTGTGCAGCGACGGGCCTGAGCCTGCGCCGCGTTTATCTGCTCCTGAGTGAGTTTCACTGTTCACCTCCCAGAGTTGCGATAATGTCCGATGCCGATCCGCGCTGGCTGCCACTGCATGAAATCGCCCGGCGGCCGCTGACGTAGTGAATGTTGAACCCGTGCTGCTGATACAGCTCAATGACGCGCGGCGAAGTTGAGTTGCTTATCACTATGCTGGCCCCGCGCTGGCGGGCAGCAACACAGCATTCAACCAGCGCTACCTGATCATCCCAGGTGAATCCACCAGCAAAATAGTTGGTAAATCCCGATTTTCCGGGAAGTGGTTCATACGGCGGATCGCAGTAGACAACATCACCATCGCCCGCCAGCGCCAGCGTGCGGCGGAATCCGGCGCTCAGAAATACGTAGTTATGGGCCATTTCGGAGAACGCCCGGATCTCCTTTTCCGGGTAGTACGGAGAGGTGTGTTTTCCCCAGCCGACATTGAACTGGTTTGACAGGTTGTAGCGCGTCAGGCCATTGAAGCAGTGACGGTTGAGATACAGGAACGCTGCGGCGCGCTCGACGGCGCTCATGGACTGAGCGTTAAACTCACTCCTGATCAGCTCGTAACCCTCCGGATTGCATAGACTTTCAAACAATCCGCGAGCGTGTTTATCAACCTCATCAGGCACCACTGCCAGCATCTGATACAGATTAATCAGGTCAGAGTTGACATCGGCCAGCAGAAAATCAGCGTGTTTACTGCTGTTCATGAACACTGCGCCGCCGCCAACAAATGGCTCTATCAGGCGTTTACCAGCGGGGAGCAGGCGATCCAGCTCCGGCAGCAGCGAATATTTTCCGCCTGCCCATTTGAGAAACGGGCGGCGCCAGGTACGCGGTGCGGTTTGTTTGGCTGGCAGAGCAGCGGCGATACGTTCACCAATCCAGCGCATAACTGGTACCGCCATAGAGTTGCCGATGGCTTTATATCGTGGACCATCCGGACAATCACCCTCAGATTTTCCACGCCACGAGATCAACGTGTGGTTATCAGGAAATCCCTGCAACCTCTCGCATTCTCGTGGTGTGAGGCGGCGCACCTGCAAACCCGACTGGATTGCCGGATACCCCTGACCAGGCTTCCCGCCACCAGCTGATAGTGGGCCAGTTATCTGGCCGTCACCGTTCTGTAGGCGAATAACGTTCTGGTTATTTTCAGCAAACGCGTAGGCAATCGCTGGCGGCTGACCACTGTTCGCGTGGCTGGTATCGTGATTTCCGGCACGGATAGTCGGGGCCAAATCAACGGTAGCGTCGGCGCCATGGTCTTTATAGCTGAATGCTATGCAGGCATTTTCCTGCCCATGGTTACGCCCTAATGCATGGGCTAACTCGCGATTGATGCCCGGATCTTGGGTGCCGTGAACAGCAAATGTTTCTGTGTCAAAGTCCATTCTTACACCATGAGCGGTGCACGCGGTTGCCACTTCGATATCTCCGCCTGTATTACCTCCGCCATACGCCAAAACGTAGGTGTCCAAATCTTCTGCGGTGCTATCGTTTTCTTTCGCCAACAGTGTGCGAGAAACATCGGTATACGCACCTGACACCAGCCCGGATCCGCGCTGGCTAAAAACCTCCTGATTGCTGGCCCCGATACCACCAACATTATTTGACTGATTCAGGGTTGGGTGTGGATTGGCTGGGTTATCCCAGTGGCTACCGTTTTCAATGCATTTTCCAGCATAGCTGGCAGCTTTCGGTTGCGATTCTCGGCACGGCGGAGTATCCCGGCGCACGCTTTCGAGCTCAAAAAGTATTTTGGCGGGATCGAATCCTTTTCGAGAACTTGCGACAACGAACACACGGCGGCGTCGTTGTGCCATTCCGAAATATTGAGCATCGAGGACGCGCCAGGCAATTGCTCTCTGGGGTCCATACACACAACCAGCGTTTGACCATTTTCTCCCTGCTGGCTGCAGCTCAACAGCCTCTCCGGCAAGTCCGCCGAGAAAAGCGCCGAAGGCGTTGTCTTTGCTGCTGAGGACGCCGGGGACGTTTTCCCAAACGATGATCGCTGCCTCTTCCCCGCGTTCGCGGCGTTTGTCGTCGATTGCATTCGCTAATTCCACATATGAGAGAGTTAACTGCCCGCGGGCATCAGACAGACCATTGCGCAAACCCGCCACGCTAAATGCCTGACATGGGGTGCCGCCCACCAGCACATCGGGTGCCTCTACATCGCCAGCGCGAACAGCGGCGGCGATTTTCGTCATATCCCCCAGGTTGGTAACAGTCGGCCAGCGCTGAGACAGAACCGCTGAAGGAAACGATTCAATTTCGGAAAACCATGCTGGCTGCCAGCCGAGGGATTCCCACGCCACACTTGCGGCTTCGATGCCACTGCATACCGATCCATATCTCACAGATCACCCCCGTTAAACTGACCAGCGAGGTACCAGGACTGCTGCCCGTTATGCTTGTTGCTGCTGCGAACCAGTGTCGCGCGCAACTTCGCGTATTTCTGGCGTTCGCCGTGGGTGTCTACGATGCTGATGATGTCCAGGCAGACGCCAGCGGCACGGCGAGGAAGACCGCGATCAATCAGGTTATTCAGCTTTGCTTCAAGCGCAGTGAATAGCGCCAGGCGTTGTTCAGGTGTCATTTTCATCATGATCGAAACCCCGAGTTCTCTGGCAGTGAATAATCAACGTCTTTGAAGGTCTGGCGATTTATCCCGGATTCAGCGCCACCAGCGGTGACTGGAGATAGCTTGAGGCTCAGCTCGTCCCATTTTTCCCGCAGCTTTGACGGGCTCAGGATGTTCCTGCACCAGAACGAATCCCGGTTAGCGCGCTTGAACAGAGCGCAGATCTGCTTGTGAGTGCGGCCGTCCTGCGCCACCATCAGGCGAACCTCGTTGGCCCAGGCTGTCCAGTTCGGCTCTTTGGGGCGAACAACCTCCCCGTCAGTCTCTGCGGCCTGCTCATACAGCGTAATAATTTTCGACCAGATGAACTCTGCGCAGGTCAGGTCGTCCTGCGTCCCCCACTGGCGTTTTGCAACGCTGTGAACAACGGCATCGGGATGGCGAGTCAGAAAATCAGTGACAGGATCCTGTGCGTCAGGTTGCGCAGCGACCGGACGAGAAGGTTCAGTAATCTCTGTAGTAATCTCTGTTGTATTCTCTGTAGGATCATCAGTGCAATTTGACCCAATGACAGTGGTTCGTTTTGACCTGATGGAGCGTTTCACTTTGACACTTTCCATCGTGTCATTTTGACCTGATGGAGAAGCGCAATTTGACCTCTTCGACTCGGTCACTTTGACCTCATCCAATAATGCGCTTTCGTAGTTGATGGTGTAGTAGTTAGTCATGTCGCGCTGAGACTTGTTTAGCTGCTCGACTCGCAGCACGCCAAGTGTCTTCAGGCGGGTGAATGTGCGTTTCAGAGTTGACTCGGACCAAAACGGGAACTGTTCAAGCCACTGCTCAGTGGTGTTGTAAATCCACCGCGCGCCGTCTCGCTCTATGCCGGAGTTTGTTTCTTTAAGCCAATAGTTAACCTGCTGCAGCGCAATGGCCTCGTTCAGACCGATGCTGTATGCGAGATCAGGGTTTATCACTATTGGCCGTGATGGCATTAACAGGCTCATTGGCGCCCTCTATCTCCCTGAATTTCCTCTGAAATTGCTCAAGCGGGCTGAAACATTCGTGCTGGTACCCGTCACGTAGGTATATAACGCGTCGAGTCTCTGGCTCCCATCTGATGACCCTGACGGGGATCCCACGATGGTCACGGAAACGGCGGTCAATCTCGCGCATAACGCCTCCAGTCGACGACGACGAATACCCACAATTGCGGCTGCTCTGTTGTGGTTACATGCCACCCAGCGGTTTGCTATTCTCCGCTCATACCGAAACGACGAGGCGCCCACCGGGATGCCCCGTAGTTGCGGGATGCGGTTGTTTACCGTTAAACTGCTCATGCGTTAGTTTCTCCACTGTTACGAAGCGCCACGACGCCCGGGGCTGCACACTCGCGGGCGTCACTTTCTCCAAATAACATCTCAGTTACCGCCATAATCTCTGCGACTACCGTCTGCACACGGTGTCCTTTGGCATGCATCAGCCGTTTCTCATCAAGGTCCAGCACGCCGTCCGAGGTGATCTCGTTATGCACCTGGCTGAACTGTCCGAGTGAAGAAATAAGCTCGTTGAATTTCACCAGAAGCTCTTCGTTGTCCATCTGCTCTATCTGCGGCAGCTTGACGAACGTTCCACCAGCGCGGTGACACATAGCCTGAGTGATGTCGGTGCGGCCTGAGATAGCCTCCATTTCTACAGCCATTCCCAGTGGCACCATCTGACCGCCGATCTGCCGAACTCGATTACGCAGTGCGTTTTCGGTGCCGGTAGCCGGGTCCAGCTGCTTAGCCATCCAGTCGTATTTGCCAGGCGTCTGAGTAATCAGCATGTGAATCGCGTCGCTGATGTCGCTTTGAGTTGGGAAGTCTTTGTTATCCACAATGTTTTCTCCGAGTTGTGGTGGACCCTTATGACTTTTCCGGTTACTTTTTGGAGTAGATGTCCGGACGAAGGTCTGATTTTTTAATTTGGCCCGAGGTAATCTCCTCAAGCTTTTTGGCCAATGAAAACCCAGCCTTTTTGTAACCGTTAAAAATCAAGCGGAGATAACCAGTAGTGGACATGACACTTGTGGCTAACTCCTTCTGCTGCTCTTTCGATAAAGAGTCCCAATAGTCTTTCATTTTATGTACCTCCTGTGTACATATTACATGATTACAGTGAACCATCAAGGTACTTGTACCATTGAGGTACAAATTGTCTAATACACGGATGAAAACTATCCATGAAATCAGGCGTATCAACGCCAGAAAACTGAGAGACGGTGTAGGCGGAAATTCTTTTTTCGCCACAATGATCGATCGTGAACCAACCCAAACCAGTCGATTCATGGGAGACGGGGCAACCAAAAATATTGGTGATGCAATGGCGCGTCACATTGAGCGATGTTTTGATCTGCCTGTGGGCTGGATAGACCAGGAGCACCAAACAACTAACGTTGCAAAAAACCCTGATGTTTCTGATACTAATAGAAAGATTACAACGGTACCGGTTATATCCTGGGTGCAGGCAGGAGCATGGACCGAAGTTGGTTATGCTGAGGTAGATTTGAGCAACGCAGAGACTTACCCTTGCCCTGTTCCTTGTGGGCCAATGACTTATATCCTGCGGGTTATTGGGGATTCAATGATCGATGAGTACAGGCCTGGGGACATGATTTTTGTTGACCCTGAAGTGTCCGCATCTCATGGCGACGATGTTATAGCCCTTATGCATGATACGGGTGAAACGACGTTTAAAAGGCTCATTGAAGATAGTGGGGAGAGGTTCTTGAAGGCCTTAAACCACAACTGGCCTGAGCCCTACATAAGAATAAATGGTAATTGCTCAATTATAGGAACAGTGATTTTTTCAGGAAAACCAAGAAGATATAAACAGAAATTTTAACTTAAATTTAAAGCCTGCTTCTGCAGGTTTTTTTATGCTTGACAATGTACCATTGAGGTACATAATGTACCTATCAAAGCAAAGCTTTGACACAACTTGAAAGCGCACTTCAACTTTTTTATCAGTTGTGGGTACTGGTTCGTTACTGGAGGAGTGCGCTTCCAGTTGTGGTAATGCGGCTCAGCGCTCGCGGCAAGGCATCACCTTCACTTTTGCAATGAAGGGTTTCTGTACGGTTTAACGCCGCCGGAGTGCCGACCCGGCAGGTGGAGGCACCACCGCCACAACCAGGCAAATGCTGTGTGTAGCTTGGCGGTACCAGTTCCATCCCTTGATCATTACTGGTACCGCCCTTTTTACAACTGAGAGCGCGCTTCAACTTCCTCTAAGAGGCGTTAGCGTTAAATCCAGATTAACGAGCGCGCTCCCAATTGTGAATACCCGAATATTTTCACCGCCTGGTGAGGGTTTCGTGCAACCAAAAATAAGCGCTGTGCAGCGCGCTTATAATACGGAGAAACTAAATGCAGCATTTGAAAATTAAAGACCTTGTTGCCGCCGGGCATGACAGGTCATCGTCTCTGCCACCAGCAGCAGCCGAGTTAATACGTGAACTGGCGACGAGGCTTGATGTGACGTTTGCAGCCCTCAAGGAATCTCTCCAGAAAAGCGAGGTGCTTCATGGCTAACTCATTTAAGGCGATGTTCAAGAGCGGACAGATAAAGCGCCCTGATGGCCGCATGCTTATCAGCATCGACGATATTCACATCGTTGAGGGCTTCAACCCGCGTGACTACAACTCTCCAGAGTGCAAAGCAGACGACGAAGACCTGTTTCAGCACCTGAAATCAGGCGGTTCTGTTCCTCCCATTGAAGTAAAGGCCCTCGATTCTGGCGGCGTATGGATTGTTGAAGGTCATCGGCGTTATCGCGCGTTCCTGCGCTGCCGTGAGGAAGGTCTTCCCGTTGAGTGGATCACTATCGCTCAGTTTAAGGGCAGCGATCTGGAGGCCCAGGCCCACGTTATGCGGTCAAACCGCCAATTGAAGCTGAGCCCAATCGAGAAAGCGGCGAACCTGAAAAAAATGGCAGCGTTCAATATCTCGAATGGCGAAATAGCGGAACTTGTCGGGCTTTCCGTTGCGACGGTAGAAAAACTGCTGGCGCTGAGCGTCACCGATCATGCAGTGCAGCAGACCGTTAAAAATGGCGAGGTATCTGTTGATGTCGCCCTGCAGCGCGTTGAAGAGTTCGGGTCAAAGGCAGCTGAAAAACTTGAAGAGGACAAAGCTAAAGCCGCGGCAGCCGGAAAGAAAAAAGTTACCCGTTCTCTCATCGCCCCGGAAATCAGCGTTAAGAAAGCCCGTCGCCTGGTTGAGCTGATGGCTCTCGCGAATATCACCGACGAAGGAGTGATGACGCTTGACGGTATCGCCCTGGCGGAAGCGCTGGACATTATCGACGAACAGAAACGCATCGCGGATAACCGCAGTAAGGCGGCAGCATGAAACTAACTCGTGAGGAAATGAGGAGTGAAGTGGTTGCATTTTCATACGATGCAACTCTGAAGAAGCTCAGCGAGAAAGTTAAAGTACTGGCGCAGAAACTCGCGGCGACACAGCTAAAGGTTGCGGAGCTGGCGACGGAGAATGCAGCGCTCAAAAAGTCTGAGCCTGCACCGTTTAGCAAATTGATGATGGATGCCCTAGATGCATACCAGTCAGGCGCTGATGTGGTTCCTGAATTAGCCATGCTGAGTGCATACACAAAACTACGCGATGGGATCAAAACCCCATCCACCGAATCGGCGATTGCTGAAATCGGGGCCAGAGCACTGGACGCCCACGCTGATGATTTGCGTTCAAAAATCGGCAACCCAGCCTTCAACGATGCTGCTCATTCGTATGCGGCACGCCGGGCCAATGAGTATGCCAAAAAGCTGCGCGCGGAGGCATCCAAATGAGTGTCACCGTAACTAAAAGCGACGTAATAGCATTCACAGTCACCGGTGCTGACCGACTCGATCCAGTGAGGGTGATGATTGAAAACATCGAGCCTGGCCGGGGTCTTATTACTATTACGTGTTTCGGTAAATCATGGAATGCCGGTTGGGGTTCAATGGGTAATGGGACTGTTCAGGAATTTATTGGCCGTGTAAGCAACGATTACCTGATTGGCTGTATGGCACCACAGCTGAGAGCTTCAACTGATTCCGATAATGAAGCAAACCTTTCCTTCGTGAAGGAGGAAATTATCAAGCTTCGCCGCCAGCAGGAGATTAGCTACGACGAAGCGAGGGGCATGTGGGGCGAGGCTGATAATGCCGATGATGTGAAAGAGAGTTGTTGTAATTACCAAATCGGTGGGCAGTTGTTAAATCTTTTCGGCGACGACCCTTGGTATGCAGCGTGGCCGTCCGTTCCGAATCCCGACTATCAATACCTCGATCGCATTCTGAACGCGGTTCGTGTCGGGCTGTTAGAAATGGAGTGTGCAGCATGACAACTGATACCAAAGAGCTGATGCCAACGCTGAAAGCCGCAGCGGTTCGAGCAAAGACAGCGATAGAGGAATATTCATCCGGCCGTATGTCTGCCGCAGTTTGCGCCAGAGAGTGCGCCGAATTTAACCGCCTGACTGATGGACCTGACCATATTTTGCAACTGATAGAGGCGCTGGAGGCCAAAGACGCGCGCATAACTGAGCTGGAGAACGACGAGGTGCGCCAGCGGCTTGCCAACGCCGAGCATCAACTCTACATGGCTGAGTTGGCTAAAAACAATCTCCGGGCAAGCCGGATGGCTCAATTTAAAAAGCGCCGTGAGGCAGAGCTGAGAGCTTCTGAGCTGCAATCCCGCGCAGAGGCTGCTGAGTCGCGAGTTGTTACGGTTCGACTGCCAGATACGTTAATGCCTGCGCAACATAACAGTGGGGAGCTGTTTATGACTCCTGACAGCGTAGAGTGTGGAGGGTATCTGAATCGTGACGATGTTTGTCGGATTTTGCGCTCGGCAGGCATACAGATTCAGGGAGGGGAGTGATGGTCGTATCGCCGATAACGCTGAAGGAAGCGCAGGAGTTCATCGCTCAGCACCACAGGCACAACAAACCGCCTCGCGGCCACAAGTTCAGTATTGGACTGAAAAACACCATGGGAGAGTTGATTGGCGTTGCTACTGCTGGTCGCCCGGTTGCTCGACACTATGACGACGGCCTTACGCTTGAGGTCAATCGCACCTGTACCACTGGTGAACGTAACGCTAACAGCGCTCTGTATGGCGCAATCTGGCGCGCCGCCCGCGCAATGGGATATTGCCGCTGCATCACATACACCCAGGCTGATGAATCGGGCGCGTCACTGCGTGCTGCTGGGTTCGTCCGCATCAAAGAGTTGCCGGCTCGGCCTGGCTGGGCTGCCTCAAGCGTGGCATTGAAAGACAAGCGTGACCCGGTTGGTAATGGTGGTGTGCCTCGTGTTCTGTGGGAAATCAGGAGAATGAAATGAATCACACACTGAGCGATTCACAGTTGGAAGAAATGATTAAATCGGCTGTTAACTCATCCGGCCCGCTACCGCCAGACGAAAAATTCTCGCAACTGATTTCGGCGCTGCAGGAGCTACAGGAACGGCGCAAGGCCTCTATCAAGCTACCAGCGCCAGCATGCACGTATGCCGACCATAGCTATCCGGCGTACAGCAAAGCCCAAGTTGTGGAGTTGCTGGTGCAGGCTGGCATACAGATTCAGGGAGGGGAGTGATATGTGGCGCGGGACAAATCGCGGCGGGAGCCAAGCGATCCTCACCGATTTCAAATTTGACATAGACAGCAACAAGACCCGTACCGTTTATTTGCTACGGCATCACAGCCGCATGCAGAAAACAACTCTGGAGCAACGGCTGATTGTCGAGAACGATAGCTTTGGGAGATTTAAACCGATCGTAGAGCTGACTGACTTCCCGGAGGGGCTAAGCGAGCGTGAAGCAATGCTGAAACTCGCAGATTGGCTACACCGTCTTGGCGTAGCAATTGAAGATAACTGGAGCCAACCATGACCAGCAGCCTAACCAGAGAAGAAATGCTCGCCCGCGCCAAAGAGAACGTCAAAGCGCTGCGGCTGGCTTCGCGCCAGCATGCATTTGCGGACGCACGCAGTGAGATATTGGCCGACCTGCAAATAGCAGAATTCGCGCTGTCCTGCCTGGAGAGCGAGCCGGTTGCGTGGCTGCTATCCGGCGGAGGAGCTAAAAACATGGTGAGTTTTGATAGCGGCAATGCGTATGCAGACCCATTACGTGAAGTGACACCGCTCTTCACCTCACCGCAGCCAGCGCCGGTAGTGCCAGATGAGATTAGAGACGGATACGATGAAATTCTAGAGAGTGGGGTTGTGGACAGCTTGACGCGCAGTGAGTCGTACGCTGCCGGATTGAACGCCTGCCGCGCGGCAATGCTCAACGATTCTACCAACATCGATAGCGCGAACTCTCCGGAGATTCCGGAGGGTTGGGTGGATTGCAGCGATCGGATGCCGGAGGATGAACAGGAGGTCATCACTCACGACATATTTGGTTATCGTTATGTTTCTTTTTTCGACGAACACTCAGGCCATTTCTTCAACCGCCTCGACGGGAGTTCAGTTGATTGCGTTGAGCGTGTTCTGGTTTCTCACTGGATGGCACTACCAGCAGCGCCGCAGGAGGTAACGAGTGCAAGCCCGATAAAAAAGTAGACCGCTGCGATGTGTGCGTTGAAGGTGCCCGCGGCGGATGTGGAACATGTATTTTTAATAGAGAATATTAGAGAGGTTCTTATGACTACAAGTGATTTTATGGAAGAGCCGGAATTATTCGACCTGCTTAAAAAGAAAAAAACTGCTGTTTGGAGATTGAGAAAGGATCGCGGTTTCCCTAATCCTGTATTAACCCACCCATCCAGATATAGCCGAAAGGCAGTAATGGAGTGGCTCGGCAATGGCGGAATTAACCGATCTTCTTAATGTGCCAAAATATTTTTTCGGCATAAATTTCATACGCTGCTTTCTGTTCCACCAGCCAGTCGTGTTTGTTATAAACAGCCATCACGCCTCCCAGTTCATGCCCCAACATCTTTTCGGTGACATGGGGCATAACTCCTTCCCCTGACAAATTCGTCACAAGCGAGCGCCTGAAGTCATGTGTTCGCCATTCTGGTATATCTACATTCCCCCTTAACTTTTTCATGTAGAGATTAGCTGAAGAGCGATCTATTGCCTTATCCAGCTCCTGGCCTGGGAACAGTACATCGTTTCCAGCATTAAGAAGCCTCTCAACAAACGGCCTTACCTGATCGAACACCGGGCGCCGGATTACGTTACCCATCTTTGAATGCTGCGCAGGAGTTGTCCAGATGAGATCGGCCATATTGAATTCGCTGGCTGTAGCTAAGCGGAGCTCTGAAAGCCTGGCCCCCCAAAGTAACAGCAACTGGTGAAGCACTTTATTAGCGGTAACGATCTTGTTGTTCTCAAGTGCCACCCATATTTTAGCTAATTCGGTATATGTGAGAACCCGGCTACCCACATCTGGTTTTTTCCCGATAGTCTTAACGCTCAGCTTCAGAACTTCGCATGATGGGATCAGTTGGCGGCTTATGCACCAGTTCATCACTGAACGTAGCTGTAGCAGCAGCACCCTTGCCTTCTTTCCATTATCCTTTTCGTGCTTATCGAAGAACCTCACCCATGCTGATACAGGGATGTTTGCCACGGGAGCGCCCTCAAATTCTGTGTACATAGTGTTGTACACAACCGACCTATAGAGCGTCTGCGTGTTGGGTTTTAGCGTTTCGACATACTTACCCCACCACTGATCCAGGCACTCTTTAAGAGTCAGTTCGCCATCTTCTTTGGCAAAATAATTTTTCGGGTTAAGCCCCTTGAGGTACAATTCGCGCATCTCGCCGACGACTACGCGCGCCTCTTTGAGAGACATGGCAGGATAACGACCGATTGAGAGACGTACCGGTTTTCCATCCCAGCGATAGCGGAACTGAAACGTAATCGTTCCGGTAGGGGTTATGCGAACACTCAACCCGTCACCGTCAGTTACCTCGGGTGCGCCGCTGTATGGCTTTGCATTGATGCTTCGAAGCTTGGTATCGCTGAGGGCCAC